ATGCCATTTATTATGTCTCTTGTCGCATGATGATGGTTACGTCGTCGCTTATGATTGACAAAATCTTTCCTCGACTTACAAACACGTCATTTCTGTTTGGTGTAGCAATGATCGACAAAACTCCGCTGCTGACAGAGTTTGGCGCGAATGAATTAAGATTGATCGTTCCCGTTCGATAATCAACCGTTCCTACTCCTTTTGCCACTTCCGTTTCATTGTTTGACAGAATATCTATTGATCCAGAAGAGTCGTCCTTCAACGTACAATTTATGAATGATGAGTATGTAAAGGATGTGCTGTATATAGTTCCTGCATCTATGGCGTTATCAAAATCTATCGTATAGTTTGAAGGAACTCCGATCGTTGGTGCCACTTCCTTTCGCATAGCGACAGATGTTAGATTACCGACAATACCAGAGTCATACTCATCAATCAATCTGACAAACGGAGAATATCGGAATGGTTCATCGAACTTTTCAAGCTGATCATCACCAAAGTCTAGGATCTCTTGTCGAATGCCGTTTCGCAGAGTATATTCTGTAAGACCCGTAAGTCGAGGATTCCATGTAATATCAGACACGATTCGTAGGTATGTATATTCAGGATCAACGATGATAGGAGCAATACCGAGAACGCTTCGAGGCTTTAGAATCTGCTCGACAATTCTATTCTTCTCTGTGGTGCTTAAAAAGAATCCCTCTGTAGGCTTGATAGCCACATAGACGTTTCCGTAAATTGGAGTGTCAGCCTCTTCCCCACCCCACACAGACACAGTTTCTACTTGTGGATACTCTGTCCGAATTGCTGTGACATAATCTTGTTTGGTAACAGCACGATTCTGTGATTCGTAGTTCAGAGGAGCGAGAAAGCGAATCGACTCTGAAGATTCTCTATCTCTACCACCAGAAGCATTGATTTTCGTCGTCACGGTTGGAGAATATGTAGTCGTAGATCCACCTATTCCATAGAAGGGTGAACGAATCGGATCTGACTTGAATATCGTAGCACCATTTCCAGCTTCCGGTTCAGGAACAACATAGGTGATGTCAATAATAGAACCGTCGGCTGGTTTCTTTCCAACAACACCATCACCGAAATAGATTTCAAATCTCTGATCCGGTGCTTCACTCACAAAGAAAACCGTAGATGTTCCGTCCAAATTGGAGTAGTTATCAACCTTTGTATATACTTCGGTAGCAGATGATGTAATAGAGTCTGTTACTAACACAGTGATTGTTGATGTATCTACGCCTGTGCTTGGAATGATGAATTGCTGTTCAACCTGATCATTGTAGATATATTGTGCGGTAGCAAAGATGCCCTGTGTAATTTTAACATCTGTAGCGACATACGGAACAACACCGTCTGATATGTTGTCACTTACCCAGTATCCTCCGGTTGAATTTGCGACAGGAGTAGCGACAAGAGAATCCGTCATAACGAAGGCATATGTTTTATCCGACAACTCAGTCGTGAAGACTGATCCCTTTGGAAGTGTGACTTGTGTTCCCAAACGAGAAACGGGTGTAGCTTCTCCTCCCGACAAACCACCGAGATCGTTTGGATTGAATCTAACATCAACATAGGCAACAGATCCAGTTACCGATCGAGGAGTGTAACCAATACTCTTTGCGAGGGACACCAACGCTTCTCTTGATGATGCTGTGTCAAGGAATGACTCATTTGCGATCATGTTCAGGTAGAATGCTTGATAGTGCGTGTTGTACGCAAGAATATCCAAAAGCACAGAAAGACCTGATGACTCAAAGTCATAGTCTGTAAATTCTGACTGGTTGTTTAGAAACCGCTTGAGACTTTGTTTGATTTCATCAAAATCCAGCTCGGTTACGGTTAGCTTGTTTGTATTTGCCATTATCGTAGCCTCTCTAAGAATAGTCGTGCGGTTCTCAGCGTAGGTTCATTGATCACGAAATACTTGATCGTGACTTGGTATCGGTTTTCGTCTAAGAAAGTCTCAACCTGAACATCTCGCACGTCAACTCTTGGTTCAAAATTGGCTATTGCTTGTCTGATCTCATTCTTCAAAGTTCCTGCGGTCTGTGTCCCGAAGTTATCAAATAACGATCTTCTAATGTTACTTCCGAAATCAGGATCAAATGGTTTCTCATAATGATTATATTGTAGCAGATTTCTCAAAGCCCGCGCAACCGCATTGTCTCCGGTTAGCGTAATCAGGTTCTTGGAATTTGGATGAGCATTGAAGTTCAAATCCAAATCTCGAAAGACCGTATTCTTTAGAGGTGTGTTGCGTGCCAAGAAATTTACTCCTGATGTTTGATCTATTTATACCCGATTTATTAGACAGGGGTGCCTGATAAGTCAGTTGCGCCAGGATGACCCCCGTGTTTGTGTCCGCTAAACGCAAGCCCTCCAAATGTCGCGGCCGCATTGAACGCTGGAATAGCCGTAGTGGCAGTAAGAATACCTTCGACCGTGAGGGCCGCAGTGACAGTTGTGACCCCATTGATTATAGTTATTCCGTTAATTGTGGTAGCTGCGTTTATATTATACACTCCCGTAACATTAGTCGTGAGTGCGCCATTGTATGTCTCAGTTGCTAGCCCTTCAACGGTCACAAAACTCGTACCGCCCGTATATACTGATCGCTTCCCCCCAACAGCATCCACATGCTCACCGCGTGTCTGCTCATATCGAAGACCATCAATTAAATCCATAGATGTTCCAACAACGGTTCTTGTAGCTTTGATCGGTGTTGCTCCTACACCATATATCTGAGACACGTTTCCGCGTGTGGTAAAGATATGATCATCTTCCACCTGAACCTTATACGATCCACCCTCATTACCTTTTCCGACACCAACACGAAGAGGATCAATAGAAATTCCCACCAGCAACGTGTGATCAGCATGATAGTCATTTACAACATCATCAGCGACGCGCTCTGTCTTCTTTCCTTTGACAAGCAGATTGTAATCACCGTCTACCTGATGCGTGAAGTTACCTCTGGTGTAAAGGTTACAGTCACCCTCGACCGTGACGATCGCTGCTCCCTGAATATTCACTCGCTCATCGCCAACAATGACTGTGAAGTCGTCTCTAACTATCTTCGTCACTCGCGATCCATCCGGTCCCACCTCATAGTAGGTTCCCGTGCGATGCGCTTCTTTGATGCGCTCTGCTCCCGGTGTATCGTCTGCTTCAAATAGATGCCCAGATTCAGTCAAACGAACGTGATTGTATGGATAGTTCGCATTGAATGGATTTGAAGGTTGTGTCGTTGTTGGATTTCGCGCACCAGCCCATGTGTCTGCTTTATATTCTCCACTTGAGTTTTTACTATAGCCAGACTGAGCAAAAGTCGAAACGCTGACATCAAATGTGGTGCGCTGATCGTGAGCTTCTGTTAGTGTATCAGCTTTTTGCCCACGAGCTTGCCTGGGTGTCGTGGATTCCAGAACATCAGGCCATCCAATTTTTGCAGTTGATTGTGGATAGTCCTCGTGAACATTCTTTCCTGTTCCATCCATATTTGACTTAAAGCGCCGAGGAGCATACTCGACATAGTTGTTCGCATTTCGCAGACGATCATCAATAAAACCTTGAGTAGTGTCGTTGCGAACCGCTGGGCCCGAGAACTCTTTGGGTTCACCATCGTCCGTCATAAAGACACCAGGCAGCCGAACATTAGGTAGCTTTTTTTGTTCGGCGATGGCAATCATTTTAGTTAAAATGTCACTCATTACGCAACTTCCCCAAGCGTTAATAAATCCTGTGTTGGTTGTCCCGCGCTATCACCCGTGTCTGGATTTCGTTTTCTCTGATATGGCAACTCATTGAAGTCCTGATCAAACTTTTTATTGGTCGCTTCAAAATCTCCACTACCGCTTTCTACTGGAGAACTTCCCGATATGTCATATATTCTAACCAACTTGGTAACATTGACAAAGACTGCATATGCCGTGTTCCTGTCATCTGGATCAACAAATATATGTGGATACTCGTTTCCATCACGAGCAGATCCAGCTTGTAGTTGCTCAAGTGCCGTGCGAGGAATTCTTGATGTTATGCCTGTTTGTGTTTTTTCTTCTTCTGTAGGTTCAGGAGAGATTTCTGCTACATCTGTTTTTGCTTCTGCCTTGTTACTGGGAGCAGGAGTGTTGACTTGTTTCTTTGCGTTTTCAACTCCACCCTCACGCACCGAGCCACCATTTTCTCCATACAAACAATCAATCGCGGACTTGAAGCCAGGAAACTGCGCGTTAATCGCATTCAATGTTATCTCATCAATATCTTCTATTGCTTTTCCTATGTCGATTGCACCTTCTTGTATTGCCTTTGATGTGCGAGTTATACTATTCGCTGTTGCATACCAAGCATCCCGCGCAGTCGCAGCAATTTCGGCTGCCTGATCTTCTACCTCCTGTGCAACGCGCTCTGCTGTCTGTGTAATCTTCTCACTAGCGGTTGAGAGCAGAGACTTCGCTTCCTTCTCTTTTTCCCCTGTTGTGGGCGTCTCTGTTAATTTTGCTTTCACCAGTAGAGCGGAATCAACTGCTGCTCCAGCCTGAGATATTACGTCAATGACTGTCTTTAAGTCTGGAAACTGATCCAGAACAACACCAGTAATACTCGGGCAAACTGGTTCCGAAGGAACAGCTTGTTTGATTGCCTCAGGTGTAATCTGTTGTTGCTGTGCGTCTTCTGCGGTAGCCATTACCGATACGCTCCTGTGTCAATAGTTCCAAATATCACTCGATCCTGCGCGTCTTCTCCATCACGGAAAAATCCAATCACCCACGTTCCCTCTTTGGGTGCGTGAACTTGACCCCTATCACTATTCAACGGCAGAACTGGATATGCCCACGGCAAGTGTTCTGTTGGGACTTCATCACGATTCTCGGAGTCAAATCCGAAAGCACGGACTCGACATCGACCGAGCCCAAGCGGGTCCATGCGATCTTCCACGACCCCCTCGAACCAGATAAATCCATTTAGCCCCATTCCACTCTTCATACTAAACGTCCTTGATGTCCTTAATCACTTCTTTCGGAGCGTTCTTCGTGACCCATTTATGAATCTGAGCATTTACGAATGAGTTGTTCTCGAACTTCTTACCC